AAGCTATTACAAAATATACTGCTTTCTCAACAATAAGTAACAACGCTAGAACTCAAGAAACCGTATCAACAACAGCACCTACAAACGCAGATCGTTCTGCTGAAAAAGAAAAACTACTTAACGTATTAACTGAATTAAGACGACTGGGGCCGGAAATAACTCAATCCGTAACACCGTTGTTATCCGTGATACCGGGAACAGGAAAGTTAAGAAGTACTTTAGAAGATTTGACCGGATACTTCGGCAAATATAGAACTATCGCCGATATACCTAATCAGGATATTCAAAAACTCGTTAACAAACTATACGACGTCCAAGGAATACTCGGAGCAATTTCTACCTTAAATTCAGCCCAAGGCCTAGTTAACCTACTACAGATACAAAAGCAAGTAGAACAGCTGCAAAAAACTCTAAACCCAGCTCAACTTATACCTGCTGTAAAATCCATACTAAAAGCAGTTAAGAGCTTAACCCAAGCTGGTCTTCAAATTTTAAAAATAATAACTTTTGCGAGAACCATTGTTAGATTAGTCACAACCTTAGTGAAGGTGTTAGATATAATCGTTAAGCTATTTCATACCCTACCTCTACCCAATATGTTCACTGTTTTTGGAATTAACTCTACCCTAGAAACAGTAAAGAATACAATCCAACGTCAAAAAGAGACAATTCTTAAAGTACTATCTCAAATAAACAGACTCTTAGTTTTAGTTTACGACTTCGTCTTATTTTTGCTAGAGAAGATAAATCTCGTTGAACAAGAGATAACAATCTTATTAGTAAAGCTAACTGCTTGCGAACAGCTAAAAGACAATCCAGTTATTAAAGAAGCACAAAGAGCTTTAGAAGATCTCAAAGATGTTAAACGAAAACTAGAGCAATTTGCTAACAACTATGCACAAGCTCAAGCAGACTTACTTAATAAGGTTAAGATACCTGGATACACTATCGGTATTGTCGAGGAAGAACTTGTAGATGAAGGTAAGACCTTAAAAAGACGAAGAGCAGTAGCATATGATGATAAAGGTGTTTTAGTATTAGAAGGTAATCTTAGCTTTGCTACCAACACAGTTGTATTAGTAGAAGAATTGAGATTACAGCTTGTAAGTCGAGGGCTTGTACAAGGTACAGATAATTCTCTAGGAATAGAGGATCAACAACTACTAGATAGTGTTGCTGGATCTTTAGATCTAACTCTTGAGGATGATAATGCTTTTGATGAAGACGGAGCTGCTGAAGATGTAGCGGAGACTCAAAAAGATCTTGATAATTTTATAACAGGTCTTAAGAACGGAGAGAAGTTGAAAAAGAAAGTAAGAAAGAGAGTACAGGATAGTGTGTCAAAGACAAAATCTCAAATACAGGATCAAGGTATAGCTGCAACAAGTTCTAATACTTCCGGAGTAAATGCTATTGAAAGAACCACTTCTAGCTCAATCGCAGAGACTACAACTGCGAAGTTGTTAACTAAAGCAGAACGTGCTAAATTAAAAGCTACTATAACAGCAGCTAAGTTCTCAAGAAACCCTCTTATCCAAAAAGAAGCTGAGAAAGCTAAGAAAAGATTAGCAGAAGATGATGCAGCAAGAGAACGCTTAGAAGGAGGGTAAATTTAAGTATCTCAAATATTTATAACATATGAACCAAAAGACTACATCTAAAAAACCGAATTCTTTAGAAGTTTTAAGAAAACTTATTAGAGAAGAAGTTAAAAATGCCGTTAGAGAAGAAATGGTACCCATATTACTAGAAGTAATAAAGAGCAAACCTTCCGGGCAAACCTCTTCTTTTCAGCAAACAGCCACACCGCTTAGTAACGGAATTGCAGCACCTGTAACACCGTCTGCAAATAGTGGTGCTTCTAGTATCCTCGAAGAAACAAGGCTTGAAATGATGAAAAATCTAAACATGCCAGAATCACAAGAGTATAGATCGATACTTAGCGCTAATACCGCTAATATGTCTATGTTCGGCGAAAGCAGTATAATACCTGCCCCAGAACCGGTAGGTAGCGTAGATGCTATGCTAAATACAGCCAGAAGAGGAAGTAAAGAAGAATCCGTAGAGATTACAACCGTCCCAGACTTTTCTCATCTAATGAAAAAAATGAATTTATAAAGTGGCTTATAGAGAACAAAATATAAACGTATTAGACCTACGAGCAAGCACAGGGGTAGGAGTGGCTATTCCATTCGTCTACCCTTCCGCTTTTAGAACAGTCTATACAACTCAAGAACAGCTACAATATAACCTCATAAACTACATATTAACCGAACCAGGCGAACGAGTGTTTGAACCTGAGTTCGGATTAGGACTTCGAAGAAAACTTTTCGATCAACAAACAGAAGTATTTAAGGAGAGTTTACAAGATCTAATTACTACGGGAATTGAAAATTATTTTCCACAAGTAGAAATAACAGACTTAAAAATACTTCCTTCACCTGATACAAATACGGTAAATGTTACGTTAAGCTATAAAGTTTTGAATACAAATCAAGAAGATCAAATTACTATAAACTTGCAGAATGGCTAACGTAGATATAAAATATCTTAATAAAGACTACACCGATTTTAAAGCAGCTTTAATCGAGTATGCTAAAGCGTACTACCCTACAGTCTATAACGACTTTACAACTGCTTCACCTGGTAGTATGTTTATTGAAATGGCTTCTTATGTAGGTGATGTACTCTCCTTTTATTTGGATAATCAGATACAGGAAACATTCCTACAGTATGCAAAACAACCATCTAACGTATACGCCTTAGCTTACATGCTAGGATATAAACCAAAATTAACCTCAGCAGCAACCGTTGATCTAGATGTATATCAACTTCTACCATCTAAAGAAAACTCACCAGGTTCCGGAGTATATGTCCCCGATTACGACTACAGTCTAACAATCGAAGATGGAATGCAGATAAACGGTAATACAGGTCTCACCACTAATTTCTACGTACCACAGTCAATTAACTTTACCGTATCAAGCTCAACATCTCCTACAGAGGTTACAGTATATTCAACAGACGGATTCGGTAACCCTCAATACTACCTTCTCAAAAAGACTACTCAAGCTTTATCCGGTACACTTAAGACTGCTACTTTTACATTCACAGAACCCGTTAAGTTTTCAACAGTAACGATTACAGACTCTGACGTAATACAGGTGATAAGCGTAGTAGATAGTGATAATAACACATGGTATGAAGTCCCTTATTTAGCCCAAGATACGATTTTAGAATCTGTCGCTAACTTAGAAGGAGCTGTTCCAGAGTATAGAAACGATACAGAACAAGTACCGTACTTCTTACAAGTAAGAAAAGTACCCAGACGTTTTGTAAGTAGAATAACAACAGATAGTAAAGTCGAATTACAATTCGGACCAGGTATAAACTTAGTAGCTGATGAAGCAGTAATACCTAATCCTAATAAAGCAGGAATAGGACTTTTAGACGGCTTAACAAAACTAAATACAGCTTACGACCCTACAAATTTTACAACAACCTACACTTACGGACTTGCTCCCTCTAATACAACTTTAACCGTTACCTACCTAGTAGGAGGCGGCGCATCAGCAAATGTTCCTGCTAATTCTTTGAATAGCATAACTACCTTAAACTCTAACTTCTATGTCGGAGTACCGACAGATAATAATCTAGCACAGATCATTCAGAACTCAGTTAGTGTTAATAACCCTCTACCTGCAGCAGGAGGTGGAGACGGTGATACCGTTGAAGAAATAAAACTAAACACACTACTACAGTATCCAACTCAGCTACGCGCTGTTACTCAGCAAGACTATATTGCTCATGCCTATAGTATGCCTTCTCAATTCGGTAAAATAGCTAAAGCCTATATTACAAAAGACAGTGCAGTATTTAAAAACATACTACAAGAACAACCCGGAGTTATAGATCCATATACTGCTACAATCTACGTATTAGGATACGACGCAGATGGAAATTTAGATCAACCGCTTTTAAGCTTAAAAGAAAATCTTAAAACCTATCTGACTCAGTATAGAATGCTTACAGATACGATTTATATACGAGATGCCTTTATAGTCAATATCGGTGTAAACTTTGAGGTAGTTTTAAGACCTAACTACGCAGGACGTGAAGTTATCGCAGAAGCAATTACTAAACTAAAAGCTTACTTCGATATTCAGAGATGGGAAATAAATCAACCCTTAATACTTTCTGATATTTATAACGTTATAGACCAGGTACAGGGAGTACAAACAGTCCGTAATGTAGAGATTGTGAATAAGTACGAAGGAGATTACTCTCCATATGCTTACGATATTTCATCAGCTACTTTAAACGGAGTTGTATACCCTTCTTTAGATCCCTCTATCTTCGAAGTCAAATTCCCAGATAGAGATATAAAAGGTAAAGTTGTAACTTTTTAAAATAATATATAACTTAATCCAATGGCGGTATATAAAATATTTCCAAATAAAGATGCAACACTATATTCAAGAACACCTTTAAAAAATACAGGTAGGGATGAAGTATTGGAAGTATCTGTAAAAAACTCTCAAGACTACTTGAGATATACCGGTAAAGTACCAATAGAAACTTCCCCCTATTATAATTATGATTTCGCATACAACGAATATTATAATACAACATTACCTACTCCTTACGAAGACATCAGTAGATCATTAATATCCTTCTCATCAGGAGATATTTCAGTACTAAAAAACCTCAACAGTAGTTCATTTCAAGCTAACTTGAGGATGTATCTAGCTTTTGCTCAAAATTTATCTGAAGATTATAGCCTAGAATGTTACCCTGTAACTCAAAGCTGGGATATGGGAACAGGTAAGTTTGCAGACTACCCTTACAACACTACAGGTACTTCGTGGATTTATACAGGTCAAGTTGATAACAGTCCTAGATGGACAGCCTCTCTTGGAGATATGTCATACCTCTTTATTACAGGCGGCGGTTCTTGGAATGACAACTACTTGACAACACAGTCTTTTAGCTACACTAGCAACAAGGATGTTAATTTAGATGTTACTGATATAGTAGATCAATGGTTTTCCGGATCTGTCAATTACGGACTTATCGTTAAACATTCCGGTTCTATAGAATTGAACACCGGATCTTTTATAGATCTTAAGTTTTTCTCTATGGATACCCATACAATCTACCCACCATGTATAGAGTTTAAATGGGATGATTCTCACTATAATCTAAGCCCTTCTAATACCAGGTATGTTATAACTAATGACTTTGTTCTTCTATGTGAAAACAACGTAGGAAAATACAAAGAAGGATCAATATACTCTTTCAGACTTAAAGCAAGAGATAAGTACCCTACACGACAATTCACAACCTCTTCAGTGTATTTAAACTGGAAGTACTTACCGGAAAAAACATACTGGGCTATTCAAGACTATAAGACTGAAGAGATGGTTATAGACTTTGATACAGAGTATACAAAGGTAAGTGCTGACTACTACGGCAACTATTTTAACCTATATGCAAATGGACTACAACCGGAGAGATTCTATAAGATATTAATTAAGGCTAGAATCTATTATACATCTTTCGGACCTCTTTCCTTATTTGATAGTGAAGATGCGATATATGATGCACTAAATACCTATACTGACGTTGAATTAGACGAGCTACCGTATCAGGAGGTTATAGTTGATAACGACTTAGTTTTTAAAATTGAAAGATAATGAGCGAAAAAGTCGAATTAATTAGGCAAGTATTAGGTGCGAGTACCTACCCTAAAGTAGTAGATACTCAATTCACACAACTAATAAAGCCTTCCGCTCCAGTGGAGGAAGAAGTAACAGTGGAGAAATTCTTTCAACTTTATGAACAGCTATTTTTTCAAATACCAGTTACCGGAGAAATTAATTCGCATGAATACCTAGTAAAGACTAGCGGTGAATATATTGGCGGAGATATAATTAGCGACAACGAAAGAGCGTTGTTAGAAGAGATTAACACTCTTAAACAACAGCTTCTTGAATCGAATCAAACTTTAGTAGATATAAGTAAACTGACATAATGAGCGAAAAGATTACGATAAATTCCATAGATAACCCACAGGAGTTCCAAGAGTATAGCTCAAAAGATTTGAACCTAATACAGCAGTTCAAAGTAAGTACTCAGTTTGGTAATCCTGAAGATTATATTGAATATCACATCTATGATTTAAACAATAAACTAATCTTTAGCAACCTTAACAGTTTAGACTATAAACCAGACCCTTCCGGCAACAACCCAGCTCAAGATACTACCTTTACTTTAGATTTAGATCCTAAAAGAGATCTCTCTAATGCAGGTATAACTCGTGGTACCGCTACGGTAACCTATAACTTCTTTACAACCATACTAGGAAGTAATCAAGCTAGTCCATACTGGATAAAAGAAATTTCAACAGATAGAACCGAGCTTAAAGTAAGTAGTCAAAATTTAGGTTCTGAGGAGATACTTAATCTATTTGCTGATTATCAAATAAAGACATCAACAAGAGCTTACTTTTCTGATTTTCTATTAAATTTTGGAAATAATATAACTCTAATAGGAGTTAATCTCGCAGCAGCAGTAGATACTGATGATGATGTTGTACTATATGTAAAACTCTACGAACCTCTACCGTTTGCCTTAGAAGATAAAAGTACTTTCTGGTTTGTAGAGAAATTGAGTGAGCCTGCAAGCTTTGCAGTTAACATACAAGTTTTTGAAGAAGCTGCACCAGATACAACATTAAGGCTAAGAGGTCCGAACCTCTCAGTAGCTGTAAACGAAAGAATCAATCAAACCGTTCAAGAATATTCGTATGAAACTTTATTCTCTGCTCCGATATCTTCTTCCTACCAGCAAATAAAAAGTTTATTAGAAGAAAAAGGTGTAGAGATAAATGTAGACTATTCTCAATTTGAAAATTTTGCTCATTTTTCTTCTGTAACTGAGAGACTTTATAATTTTAAATACAAGCTACAGCTTATTGAAAGCTATTCAGCAGATCTCTATAATTTAGACAATAACGTAGTAGCAACCGCTAATACGGCTATATTAGGAAGTACTAAAGAAGTAATACAGTCTAAGATAAATAACATAATCGAGAAGTTCGACGGCTATGAATATTACCTTTACTATGAATCCGGATCAACAACCTGGCCTAAATATACTTCTGAAAAAATATACGAACTATACTCTGTTACAAGCTCACAAGCAATTAATTGGCTAGGAGCTCCAAGCAACAGTCCGACAGCTACTTCACTATCTATACTCTACAGTGCTTCAAGGTATGATAATGAGAATAAAGATTTATTCTTAAATACAATACCTACATACCTCAGAGATGATTCCGATAACCTACCTTATGAGACGTTCCTAGATATGGTAGGCCAACATTTTGACAATATCTGGATATACTTAAAAGATGTAACGCAGAAGTTTAATGCAAACAACAGCTTAACTCGAGGTATATCGAAAGACCTGATAGCTAACACCCTTAAAGGTTTAGGAATAAACCTATACACCAACACCAACATTTCAGATAACGTCTACTATTCTATTTTAGGATTTAACGCAGACGGTTCTCTACTACCGCCCACAGGATCTGAAGTAATACAATACTACGTTACATCTTCAGAAAGCACTATGGCAGCAGAGGATATAACGCTAGAGTATTATAAAAGAATCTACCATAACCTTCCTTATCTCTTAAAAACCAAAGGAACAGAACGAGGCCTACGCGCACTTATCAACTGCTACGGTCTTCCAGATACTATTTTAAGAATTAACGAATACGGAGGTGTAATAAAAAATAGTATATACAGTGGTTATAAAGAAAATAGATTTAGCCTTGCTTACAGTAACGACTTTACAAGTAGTATAGCATTTCCCTGGGCTCCTTCTTACTATACTTTCTTAAAAACAGGTAATGCAAATATTGTACCTGATGCAATAGAGTTTAGGTTTAAAACAAAAGGAGTACCTGAAGCAGGATATTATGAGCAATCCTTATTTCAAGTAGGAAGCGATGCTAACTTACAGTTCGGATTAGGATTACATTACGACCCATCTACAACAGTTCCTAAAGCAACCGTAACAAGCTCTTATGAAAACTACGGCTATCTAACATTCTATCTAAACGGAGGAAGCGGAGTACTAGAAACTACTCCAATCTACTTACCGTTCTTTGATAACGAAAAATGGTGGACTGTTCTTCTACAACGCGAAACCGGTAGTATAGCTGCTACACCTTCCGCTAACAACAAGTATACCGTCTATGTTAAAAATGCATATTTTAACGAAGAAGGAATTAGCAGAGTCGGCTTTCAAGGCTCTGCCAGTATTAGTATAAATGGAGCATCTCAAACAAGCTATAATACTTCTTGGAATTCCTTTAATGCTTCTAAAGCAACATCTTTTGTGGCTTACTTAGGAGGTGCAAATAATAACAGCGTTATATCTCCTAACGATCGAAACTTTAACGGATATTTTCAAGAATTTAGATACTGGACATCACCTATTCCGGAAAGTGTATTTGACCGCCACGTACTCAATTCTGCAGACTACTCTTTAGACTACGCAACTGGATCTCTATTTAATCTTATTTTTAGAGCTCCTTTAGGAAACAACCTAACAGTACCGTACCTAGACGAAAACAATAATGAACTAAATGCTAAAGACTATGACCTATACCTCCTCGCCGTTAGCACAATAGATCCTAACGCAGTTGTAGATACAATACACCCCGCAGTATCCGGTACTTTTTATATACCTGAAACAGGACAGACGGTAGTAGACATAAAATCCTTTTTTAACGGGCCATTATACGGCTACGGTTTATTCTCTGCCGATAATTATAGAAATTTTATACCTCAAGAATTTACAGATCTTATTACAAGCCCTACTGTAGGAATTTCTCAAAAGGTAAACAATAAAGTTATAATTGAAGAAACTATTACCGGAAGTTATGCAGTTGAGAGATTACTTGATACAGCCGTAACACTCCAGAGATTTGATACTGATAGAGTGATATCTAGCCCACAGCTAGAAGTAGCTTTCTCTCCTACGGATCTCATCGATGAAGATATTATAGATCAACTAGGTAAGTTTGATATAGATGAATATATTGGAAAGCCTACAGACAGGTATACGATTCGTTATCGAGATTTAGATAATTTACAGAAATTATACTTTGAGAAATATTTAAAAAGTTTTAACTTTTTTGATTTTGTTAGATTACTTAAGTATATTGACAATTCACTCTTTAAGATGATAAAGGATTTTACTCCTGCTAGAGCTAATCTATCAACAGGGGTAGTCATAAAGCCTCACATATTAGAGAGACCTAAATATCCTCGTCACGAACCGGACCTTATTCGATACGAATATACCGGCTCTATTGATACAGCTTTTATAACAGCTAGCGTACCGCAAGGTGTAGAGTATGAAACGGCTTACAGTATGTCTATAATGACTCCTAGCGGTTCTACAACTAAGTACCAACCTAATCACTTAGCTCAATTTACAGGAGAGTACCAAGGCTCTAGTTTTGAAGCTATGCCTCATAATTCACCGATTGTTTTTGAACAAACAGAAGTGTCTAACGTAGTTCCTATAAACACCGAAAGCCTATCTGTAAATAGAGAAAGCTGGTATTACGTAACATATTCATTAGATCCTCTTTTCAATAATGTAACCGAAAGTAGACGCTCTACACAGTTCTACGATCTAGACTACACTTATAACCAAGTACTTCCTGTTAACTACGGATTAGTAACACAGTCCATGTACGAAGTATCTATTGATAATCCTCAATACGATAGTCCTTATGTTCCTTGGGCACAGATACAAGATTCAAATTACGAATCAAAAGTATATACTATTCCTAGATACGAAGGATCTAAAACTATCAGTAGACTATACAGTACTTACTCTGTAGGAGATTCTTCATATGGAAAAACCGCAGCGATTGACAAGATTAGAAATCAATACGCCTATCTAGTAGATATATACACAGCATCCTTAACACTTCCCTCTAGAAGTAATGCACAAATAAAATATCTTCTAGATAACACCGAAAATGTATTAGATCTAACTAAAGAAAATAATAATATTTTTGAGGTACAAAACTTATATAAAGGAGGAGAGACTGTAAATATCTCACTATTCGACTACACAGACCAGTCAACCACGGTACTATCAAATAAGCAAATACAACTCTACGAAGGAGGTTATAGGTACCTGCCCATATTACATAATATAGCCGGCACTGCTACAGCTTTTAGCTGGAGTTATTCTCAACCTCAACGTACAGTAACACTAATACCCGGACAAGGAGGAGGAGGTACGCCTGTAGACTGTACAACGGAGGGTAACTACGCAAGATGGTCAAATCCTGCAAACTATATAGCAAACTATACAACACAGACCATACCTAACGTAGGTAAAGTTTTAATTATACAAAACGTACAATACATAGGTCCTGGCGGAGCTGCTGACCTACCAACAACCTGTGCTTTATCAGTATACGTTAGAATACAGCATAGATGGCTAAATAGCTATATGTGTTACTCTTACTTAGATCTAGACGCGTACTCAACATACGGTCCATTTACCTTCCTAGGAAGTACTACCTCAACTACGCAAAATATACAAATATTTACCGAGTGTGATTGTTTCCAATGTTCACCAAGTACCGCCGGAGGCTATATACAGTTCTTCGCTGCCGGTATATCAGCTGGATACCCGTTAGGTGATTCAGTAAACGTCAACAATGCTTCCGGAGCGCCGGTGGTAGTAGCTTATAGAGGCTACTGTGATTCTAGCGTAACAAGCCACACTCTACCGGTTGGACGTACTACAATATGTTTACATCCGCTACAATCTATACCATCAAACGGAGGCGGAGTGACTTATACAGCAGCAGGTACCTGTAATAGTTGCGGAGATATACCACCTATTGAGTTTGTCACCTACGAAAGTACCGGTAGAGACCTTCAAGTATGTCTAAACTATCCCGGTACATCACCTGAGCAACCCTCATATTCGAACAGACTAATAGAATTTTCAGAATTTATTTCAAATACCCTATATAACGGGATAGAAATACTATTTAACGACTCAAGTGACCCGGCTACATCAACTTCCCCTATTGAACCAGTAGAACTACCGTTCACTCTAGCTCCCGGTGATGCTATACACTTCTATAGTTCTTCACTAGGATGGTCAGAGCAAGAAGAATATAGAATAGTAACAACCTTCTTCTCAGGTTCCATAGGAGGCAACATAACAAATCAAAGATTCTATGCTGTATTAGATAGATCGATTAACCGCAACATCTTAACAACTCAGCCAA